CTTTCAAATCTTGCTTTCCCCTCACAAAACGGGCACGGCTTTAACTCACTCATACTCCCTCCGGTGGTTGTGGTAGTCGACCATGCTGCTTATAGAACTTTGCATCATCAAGGCTTTTAAACCACATGCGTTTAGCAATTCCCCATCCGCCGTCAGTGAATATCCATCCGCATTTTTTGCATGTGCCATGGTCATATCCAGTGACATATTCATGCTCGCATTGGGTGTCAGATGAAAGCACCGGCAACTCCAAATCACCAACGCGGTTTGTGCGTTCTATTTCTTCGATAAATGAATCAACGCTGCCAACATGTCTAACCCCGTCATCCCATCCGTAATTGTAAGCCTCACGCAACAGCGCTAGTAGTTGTTGTTTTGTCATTTGTCAGACTCCTTGCCTGTAGGCTTGGCTGGGTTGGCGTCGATAATCTGTTTAATTAGATCTTTATTTTCTCGCCAAAACTTCAATGCAGTTTTGCCATCCATTTCTAAAATGCGCTTGTCGTCAAATTCCCACCAATCGGCAATTTTGTGACGCTCACAGCCAATTTGCATGTATTCCGCTGTATATGTTATTGGGTATGCATCGCTAAACCACAGTGATTTGATTTCACATTTATTTCCAGCACACCACCGTAGGTTTGCGCCATCTAGGTCTGCGCCCCATAGGTTTGCGCCCCGTAGGTTTGCGCCCCGTAGGTCTGCGCCCCGTAGGTCTGCGCCCCGTAGGTCTGCGCCCCATAGGTTTGCGCCCCGTAGGTTTGCGCCCCGTAGGTTTGCGCCCCATAGGTCTGCGCCCCGTAGGTTTGCGCCCCATAGGTCTGCGCTATTCTCGATAGCATCAAGCAAACACTCTTTAATATTTTGAAAATCACCGCTGTGGATAATTTCGCCTGTTAATCTGTTTTTTATTTCAATCATTTTTATCCCCTCCATTTCCTACAATATACCATCTCTACGCGCCAAGGTGGTTTGACCAGTGGCGCGTGCGTAAGCTGTTGATTCAGAACGGAATAGAATCGTCGTATTCAAAATCCGGACCATTCATTGATGGCGGCTGCTGGCTTTGTTGTTGCGGCTGCTGTTGGTAATTCTGCTGCTGCCCGTTATCCTTCCAGAAAACTTTGCCGTTGCCCAAGATTGGGGTTTGACCTTTCGGCGCATCCTTCCATGCCTGCACAATCATGCCGTGATTGCCGTGCTGGTCTGCGTTATCCAAATCGACAAAGATAGTTGCATCTAGGTAGGTTCCTTTCTGCCCTTTGAACAGATGCTGCTTGTCAATCTTCGACACGTCGATTTTTAGGTTTAATCCGATTTTAGCCATTACTCAACCTCCTCATAGGTTTTATTGAAAATATCAGGCTTGCATGGATAGTGCTCGCCTTTAACGCCGCGAATTATATAATCACCAGCCTGAGCCTTCATGACGCCTTCGAGGGTAAATATCTTGAATATGTTTCCGCTCCGCTTAACGTGATTTTCGTATTCCTCAAATGAGGAAAACCATTCCCTGAACTTTGAGTGCGGGCCTGTGAAATTCAGAACTTCTTTAAGGTTTTCACCTGTCCATTGAACCGCTTCGATAACCACCGGTATTTTTCTGTATTTAGCCATTACTTTCCACCTTTCAGTTTATTGTACGCATAGTGTGCTATCCAATACGCATCACGCGTATCCTCGTTTGTTCGGCCTGTGTAGCCGGTAAGCTGCGCGAACAGCTTTGCATTTTTCTTTGTGTGCTTGCCAATTCCAGGCGGCACTAAAACCACTTTGCCGCCGTGGTGCTCGATGTAATCAACCAGTATCGTACCAGCCGCTTTTACCATGCCAACATTCTGCGCAATGCGAGACTGTACAGCTTGATTGCCTTTGCGGTTTCTGGCGTAGATAGTGTTGATTGCGTTAACGTCTTCGACTGCGAATGTGTAGCCTTGTTTGACCATCATCGGTATTTCGCCAACCAGGTTGCAGGTGATTAGAGATTCGAGCGTAAACTCTTTGCCAACCCTTTCACAAACACCGCACTTGCGCATATCTGGATCTATTCCGATTATTTTAATCATAGATTAAAACTTCTTAGTCTTAATAACGTCGCGCTCTTCTGTGGTGAAGATGCCGCCTTTACTTGTAGCTAACCACAAATGGCCCTGAACGTCTGCTGGCAATTCACGCCAATCGACATACGGCGTCTCATAGTCGCCATTTGCTACGCATTCTTTTACATTCGCGATGAAGTCGAAGTTGTCACGAATGCAGGTCATGTAATCAAGCCAGTTAACCTCATTACCGAGTCGCCCGTCCATATCTTCGTCGGCGGTAGTGATACCAAGCGCACCGATTAGCGTATAACGTTGTAAGTACGTAACAGCGCTCCCAGCAGCTTGTATGGTGTTTTTGCTGCCGGTAGTATCAGCGTCAGCCTTCATGGACGTTCGCTCGCTGTGACCGTCTACGTGCGTCACGACACATGTTATTTCAATTGCGTCTGCATGTGACTGCTCAAAACGGAAGGATAGCCCGCAAGATTGCAGTGGCTCCTTAATTTGCTGAACAATATCAGACAGTGGCGCATACATATAGTTATGGCCAGCTTTGCGCTTTTTAATGACCGGGCACTTAGCCTGGAATTTGGTTAGCGCCTCAAAGTAAGCCTTACGCGCCTGATTAGCATCCCAGCGCTCTTGCATTGCCATGAGCTTTTCCAGCTTCTCAACGTCAGCGTTTTGGTTTATCGCAATCTCCATCAGTTTAGATGGTGAGTTGTCGATGGTTGTTATTTCTGTTGCCATTTCATTTCCTCCGTTATTTTCTGTAACTCTACACTAAAAATCTCATTAAGTGGTTTGACCAGTGAAGTGTTGCGTATGTTCAATAGTGTGATAAGATGTATACAAGTTTAACACAAATGGAAAGAAAATGAGCAATAAAAATATCAGAGTTAACGCGAATATCGACAGGCTGCTTGATGAGCTAAAAAAGAAACGCTCAGATGAGTGTGCATTGATAAACACTAAGTCAGGCATTGTCGCTGAGCTGGTAATGAAACAGCATGCTAAGGAGTGTAAGAAATGAGAACGATGCTTGATGACTTCATGGAAAAACTAGGCGTAAACCCAGATGGAGTTGGGATTTATCATTTAAAGCAAGGAAGCAAAGTTGTTTACGTCGGACAGACAAAAAACATAAAAAGCCGAATTGCTCAGCACTTCTACAGAAACGACAAGGAGTTTGACGGAATAGAATTTTTCGATTGCGACATTGATATGCTCAATGATGTCGAAGCCAGAGAGATTGTGCATTACAATCCAATATATAACAAATCTTTACCATCCAGTAGTATTTACATGGATGAGGCTGAAGCAGTTTCTCGGCTTGTGTCAATCATTAAGGAGGCCCTTAATAGTAGGGTTGCGCACAGAACAAAAGGCGCCGGCCATATACCGCCAAAACTTTACTTTCTTCAGGAGGATGTCACAGAGTTGAACAATTCTCTGCTGGACTGCGCGAGAGAATTTATAAGGGCAGGAGAATGAAACTAACCAAGCGCCTGCCATTCTCGCAAGCTGCACACTGGCCCGAAATGGTAAAATCTGCATTGCGCGAGGCTTATGCGCACAAAAAAGACATTATAGTCACTATCAAGCCTGACGAGGAAACTCGAAGCAGCAAGCAAAATCGCCTCCTTTGGGGGGTCTTTCACGCTGAATTAGCAAAGCATATCGAAGAGACTCGCGGCGAAACTTACGCGGCTGAGGATATTCACGACTATGTTGTAAATCGGCTTTTACCTAAACGTGTCGTGACAGTTTTAGGTGAGCCAGAGGTTAAGCGAACCGAAACCAAAAAGCTAAAGGTTAAGGAGTTCGCTGAATTTTTAACGCGCTATGAAGTATGGGCGCTTGAATCGCTTGGATGTCAGTTTTCACACCCTGATGATTTATATATCCAGGCTTTAATGAGGGATGGAGAGTGAAATCTAAAAAAATACGCGACAGCGCACGCGGTGAATCATGCGCATTACGTGTCAGTGTTCAATGCCAAGATGGTGAAACGGTTGTATTTTGCCACCTTAACAGCAACTTTCGCGGCGTCGGCTTAAAGTCGCCCGACCTGTTCGGTGTTTATGGCTGCTACAACTGTCATCAAATGCTAGACCGCGGCGACGTTAGCGGCTATGACCAATTGCGAGCGCTTCAAGAGACACAGATGAAACTTTATGAGAAAGGGTTATTGGTGGTCAAATGAAAAAAGTAACATTCAACTGCTCGCCACTATCGCCGCGTGCAATCATGGCTCTAGACGAGCACCTTAAAGCAAACCCAAACGGCTTACCCCTATACGGCGGTAAATCCAAACCTAAACAGTATTACGGCCTATACCGGATACGTGAAACGAGAACGACGGTTTTTATTGATAAGATTGGAGGGTGATATGAAGATTACAACAGCAAGCTTAACGTTTGGCAGAAAGGGTGACGACAACTACTCAATTGAGATAGAGGATGCTCATTCGCACAACAATATAATGGAATTAAGATTAAGCGGAAAAGAGCTTGCATTGCTTATAACTGGACTTTCAGGAGTAAAAGCAGAATGCAAAATTTACGAAAAAGCCAACATAGCAGTGAGGAAAGAAGTTAAAAGAGTGAGCATGGTCAGTCCGGAAAGTTACGACAAAAAAGTGGTGGCAGGATATGTTGCAAACGATTTTGCAAAATACGAAAAAGAAGGTTGGCAGCTATGGGATGACGGCACAAGAAGCCAGCAAAACGAAGTCGGTAGACATGCATACATAATTTGCAGATATCATCCTGTTGACGACCCGTTGAAGGTTGAGCGTTACTACTAAAACAAAACCCCGCTTGACCTGAAATCATAGCGGGGTTATATTTAAGCTTAACCGAACGGTGTTACCAGCACCTTGGTGAAATACATGAACAGGAAATGCATAAGCAACCTTCACGGCTAAACATATCTTATAGCACCTTCCTTTATATTTCAACTTTGCTGATAGTCTTTTCCTATCACATGCTGGCACATTTGGTTCACTGCGTGGACGGACAGAAATGAAACGGCAGCGCGTAGTGATAAAGTCGTTACTGCGGAATCTTATCAAAGCGACACACGAATGAGTGGTTATTGCGAGAGGCTACATTGGGAAACCTTGGCCGAACTCTATAAATAACGCGGTACAGTGGATAGGGTGCTATAACAGGCATACGTACCGACCAGAGATAATGTTATTTAGGCTCTGGCTTTATTGGCCGACTGACGAACTCAGGGTAATAATGCTGCACTTGCCTGCGCTTAACTGCGTAGGTGAGTGTATGTTCTTAACAACCTCTTTCAGAATCTAGGGTAATGAGTTATGTATTGTAAGTGTGGTGGTTTATGTGGTGAGAGTAATTACGAAGTGTCTACGGAGAAAAAGGCGGTTGAGTGGCTAGGTTTTGTGCCTGAACTACCAATCAGCGTGATGTCAAAAACTTGCAGGGCCTGCGGCAGGGTTTTCGTCAAGATAGAGGATGCGAACGGGAATGTTTTACGTCATGGCTGAAATATACGGGCACCCAATAAACTGCAACCCAAAAGACATTGATTGGATAAAAGAGCAGTTAGATAAGAACCCATACAAGGCCAGAAATTTAGGCATCATGGACAAGTACACCGAAATTTACTCACAGGGGGAGTGTCCTGTATTTGATGAGGGTAAGTACAGGCGTGAGGCAAACAGGCGGTTACGAGAGCATATAGACAAGCTTCTGGAGTTGCAAAAATGAAATTAAGGAAATACCAAGAGACAATAATTAATCAGCTTAGGCATCACTGGAAAAAATACAACACGCACTTAATACAAGCGCCAACGGGGGCAGGGAAATCAATAATAGCCTCTGAGATAATGAAAGGCTTGCATAGTAACGGCATGAGAGCGCTTTTTACAGTTCCGCGTACAGCACTTGTGAACCAGACGGTAAAGCACTTCGAGAATTTCGGGATACCATGCGGCGTTATACAGGCTGACCATGAAATGACCGACCCGTCTAAAAATATCCAGGTTGGCACGGTGCAGACATTAGCCAGAAGGGGTTACGACGACTATGACGTTATTATAGTCGATGAGGCGCATATAAGGTCAAAGCCACTAATTGAATACATAGACAACTCTGACGTTAAGGTAATCGGTTTAACAGCAACGCCGCTTGCGCCATGGATGGGTAACGTGTACCAAAACTTCATCAAGCAGGTAACGACAAAGGATTTAATGGAGCAAGGCTACTTGTCTAACTATGAATTTTTCGTGCCAACAAAGCCAGATCTAAAAGGTGTAAAAAGTAACTGGTCTAACACCTATGGCAGCGATTATAACGAAGAGCAAATATCAGAAATAATGGGCGATGCAAAAATTGCCGGTGACATAGTTACCACATGGTTAAAGTATGGCAAAGGACTTCCAACGATAGCATTTTGCTGCAATGTACTGCACGCCAATTTTTTGACAGTTGAATTACGTAAGGCTGGCATAAAGGCCGAGGTAATGACAGGAAGCACGCCAAAAGAAGAAAGGCAGAGAATTTTTAAGGCGTTTGACGACGGTATAGTTAAAATAATCTGCTCCGTTGATGTGTTGGTCGAAGGTTTCGACGCTGATGTAAGGTGCGTAATCTATGCCAAGCCAACAAAGTCAGAAATGCGCTGGATACAAAGCATTGGACGTGCTCTGAGGTTGGCCAAAGGAAAAGACAAAGCAATCATTCTAGATCACTCAGGCACATTCTACAGGCTTGGCATGCCGCACGAAATAGAATACGACGAGCTGTTTAGTACTGGAGACGCATACAAAGAGGCGCAGCAGGCGAGGGAGAAGGAAAAGCCAGAGAAAAAAGAGAAGGAGTGCCCTTCATGCCACTACATAAAGCCCGCCGGTCAATACGTTTGTGAAAAGTGCGGATTTAAGCCGATATACGGCGAGGACGGAGAAGTCGACGAAAGCATCGAAATAGCTCCGGTGTCTATGCAGCAGCAGGAAGATAAAAAACGCTGGTGGCGTGAGCTATGCGGATACTGGCAGATGAAAAACAACGAAGGCAAGAATTGGAAATTTGGATGGATAGGTCATAAATACAAAGAAAAGTTTGGTGAATGGCCCGATAAGAGCTTCAAGTTTTCTCCAACTGACCCGAGCGCAGAGGTTAGCAATTTTATAAAGCACCTAAACATAAAGAGCGCCAAAAGGCACCAGAAATCAAAAGAAACAGCAAGAGAAAGTATAGCCAATTTAAGGAAGATGCTAAATGAACGATGATTTTGTATTTGAGTTTAAATTTATGGACGAATTAAAAGGAACTGAGGCAGAAGAGTACCTGTTAAGCCGAAGAATAAACATACTGCCTCGCAAGGGCGTTAGATATGAGCTGACAACAGTTGAGCCAGAATCCAAACGACCGCTAAGAAGTATGACAAGCGCAATGACAACAGACAGAATGCGGATTGCATATTTTCACAGGACTTACATTGAAGGCGGTAGAAAGGCGCAAGGCATAAACGCAAAAAAGATATTCACTGCTAACGGGCAAGAAAATCTAATTTGCGATGCGTGCGGCAGTAGCATAAGTAGAGGCGCAGCCATAAGAATGTTTGATTGTGACGCAACCATAGGAATAGCTGAAGGTATGGAGACGGCATTAAGCGCAACACAAATTTATGATTGCCCTACATGGTCAACGGCAAACGCTGGATATATGAAGCAGTTCATAGCCCCGCGATCAGTAAGACACCTGATTATATTTGCTGACAATGACAAAAACGGCACCGGATTAGCAGCCGCCTTTGAATGTGGAAACAAAAACATAAACAGAATGGATGGACCGGACAAGGTTACGATACGCGTGCCGACTGACGTTAGCGACTTCAATGATATGCTTTTTACGCAGTCAGACACGCATGATTGGGTTTTAACTAGAAAGTAGCTACCAGCCGACGACATCGAGCAGAGTTTGCGGGAACGGTTTCCAGGGTGTGAGTGTGAGATTGCGACGAATGACATATATGAGCGACGAGCAACATCGACACCACAAAACGGTGACGTATAATTTAATTATTAACTGAGGAGGAAGATATGAAAGCAAGCGAATTGATTTACAGACTAGCCAGAGCTATCGAAGAGAATGGCGATGCTGAGTTACATATGGCGATTGCGTTTGATAATGACGGCGAAGTCGAGTCAGGTGTTAAATGCCTGGATATAAACAAGACTATTGCCGGAGATACTTATTTTGAAATCTATGGTGAGTCAAAATGACACTCGCCCAACTAATCAAAAAACACCCAAACCTAGCCAAGCGACCGGTAAAGTCGTTTGAGCTAGACGGGCCATACGTAAACAAAAACGGCGAGCAGGTTCTATCTGTTCGGTTAGAGAAATTGGAGGAAGGGAAATGAACAACGCAGAAAAACCGGCAATGCCAGTAACAGACTCTAATGGGGTTGGTGATTCCGGCCTAACCAAGCGTGAGTATTTTGCGGGATTGGCTATGCAGGGCCTATTAGCCAACAGTAATTTAGCAGATGTTGAGGCGAGCCATATGGCTATTTGGGCTACAATGCAAGCAGACGCACTCTTAAAGGAGCTTGAGAAATGAAGCGGCCAGTTGAATTAATCGAAACACTAAGCGTGTACGCTGACGTAGGCATGAAAGCCGAATCTGCATCAGAGTTGCACGAGTATATAACACACCTAGAATCCCAACTAAAACCACGCAAGACGGTTAATGCGCATGATTGCGTTTTGTCTGGCAATAAAGTTGTTGGCATAAATAAAAATCCAACACGCAAGACGGTGAGTGATGCGGTTGATTTGTTTCGAGAGTGGAAGCGTGACGGTTTTGATTATTTATTTTGGCACGAGAAGCTTGGATTTATCTATCGCGAATCAATGGACGTTCCGGACTGTTACGTGTACGTCTGCACCCGCGAAGAATTCGAAGCAGAGGTAGAGAGGAGGAATGGTGAAATTGCAACAGGTGAAATGCCTGAGTTAATTGAGGGTGACTGCATAGACTGCGATGGTCAGCGTTATTATGTTTACTTTAACGGCATGTATTACAATGTTGGCGGCGAGCAGTTTATGGGGATTCCTTACATCGCGGAGAAGGTCACTAGAGCAGGTCAGGTAATCTGGAAACGCAAACCACCAATTACACATAAAGAGATTATCGAAATGATGGAACGCGCTGCGTTTGTGAATTGGACAGTCGCTGATTTTATGCAGCATGTTAACAATGATTTTGAGGTTGAATGATGTTGTTTACATTAATACGTCCGCATGTATAATTAACTTAGGCCGTGAGAAGCCTATCAAGTAAGTGTAAAACAGCCAATACATTGGCGCAGGAGGCTAACTTACAAGCCAATTCTCACCCTGCACTAGTGTGTTGGCTTTTTTATTGGTGAAATAAAATGGGAAAATTAATAGATTTAACCGGAAAGAAAATAAATAGATGGACCGTGATCGAGAGGGTTGAAAATAGCAGTAAGGGAAGGGCTATGTGGAGATGCGTATGCGATTGCGGGACAGTGAGGGATGTTCAGGGATATAATTTAAGCTCTGGGAAAACGAATTCATGCGGGTGCTTCAGTGCCGATGTTGCAAGTAGAAATAACAAAAAGCATGGAATGAGAAAGAGTACAGAATATAGAATATGGTCTTTAATGATTCAAAGGTGCCACAATAAAAACAACCCAGGTTACAGAAATTGGGGTTCTAGGGGTATAAAAGTCTGTGACGCATGGTTAGAAAGTTTTGAGAATTTTTATAAAGACATGGGTAGAAGGCCAGATGGAACATCTTTAGACAGGATTGATAATGACGGCAATTATGAGCCATCTAACTGCCGATGGGCGACAAAAAGACAGCAAACCCTAAACAGGCGAGTTAGGAGGGACTCAAAAACAGGTGTAAACGGAGTATCAGATTGCGGCAATAGGTATTGCGCAAAATATACAAAACCTTGTGGGAAAAAGGTTGAAAAGAACTTTTCAAAAAACAAGTACGGAGATCGGGAGGCATTTATGCTTGCTGTAAGTGCTAGGAAGTACATGGAAGACAACTACGATGTGAAATAACTGGTCAAACCACAAAACAAAATTAACCCGTTATAATGGGTGAAACTAATGGAGGGATGAAGATGAATCTAGAACAACATCAAACCGCATACGACAGACAGCTACCAGGCGAGCCAGAATCAACGCCACTGACCTATGACAGTATCAGCAATGATAATCTATGGTATATCGCTGAGAAGCTGGCAGAGGTTGTTGCAGACGGTAAATCGATGGAGTGGAGATACTGCAATAACATTTACATCGTGTCAGAAGATACTGTCATTAACTCTATGTGCGAGTCTGAAGAAATGCGCAGGCTGATTGCAATCTCAATGGGTGGCGTTGATATAGGCCGGTTGAATCAAGAGCTATTCGACAAGCTGGCGAAAGACGAGATTTATAATCACATCGTTACGTCTGAAGAAATGCCCGCCGGGTATGATTGGGAGCATTTTTTGTGAACAAACACTACCGCAAAGTGAGCGCCGCACTACAAGACGGCGCACGTAGTTACATTAAAATCGCACAGGTAACGGGGTTGAAAACACGCAAAGTGACATTCGAGATTTTCAATCATCCAGAACTTATGCGCAAATACGCAGAGAATGGGGGTAGGATATGAAATATTTAGTAAAAACACAAATGATGATGGAAGATGAATTGTGGGTTGAGGCTGATAATGCGGATGACGCCAAAGCAATGGCACATGCGGAAGCACAGTACGCTGACAGTTATTGGTACGACGCCGAGATACTGGACTGTGAGGAAGAGGAATGAAACGATACGGCACAATAGCGCCTGCAATCATCGCAGAGGCGAAAACAGGTAAGTATCGCACGGTGCTGTCACTATCCAATGCGGTAGGCTGTCACCCGCAATACGCGTATCGTGTGGTAAATGACAATATCGAAGCATTTACAGCGATACACAAGGCAAAGAAGAGTTGGAGGGCGAGGAAATGAGTGAGGCTAAATTTACGAAAGGCGAGTGGACGGTAAATGACGAAGGAGGCTTAATTGAAATTAATTCAATGTCGGGTACTGTTGGGACAGTGTGGGGATTTGACCCAGACCATAC